ACCACCATACAAAGGTTTAAATGTATGAGCCTTTGCATCTTGCCTAGACACACCTATGATATCAGCAGTGTACTGGTGAACATCTATATTATTTTTTACATCTTCCATACCTTGCTCATCTTGAGCCATAAATACAGCAGTTCTAAATTCTAACTGTGCAAAATCTATCTCTAATATTTTACCATTTGAAAATCTAGATTTAACTACTTGTCTTATTGGAAAAGTTTGACCTCTAGGTTGGTTTTGGAAATTAGGATCTCTGCTAGATAATCTACCTGTTGCAGTTACTGCCTGCATAAACTTAGGATGTAACATACCATTAGTATCAGTATGCTCTTTTATGCCAGATATAAACGTAGATAGATAAGTATCTATGGCATTGTATCTTACAATAGCATCTAGAAATTCTTTTAATTCTCCTTCTGATTCTGCTGCAAGTTTAGTTAATGTAATTTTATCTGTTTTAAATCCACCTTCAGATACATCATATACACTTTTAGGTACTTGATTAAACCCTGCAAGTTTAGCCATTTTAGAATATATAAATCCTTCTCCATCACAGTCAGCACATTTAGTATATTTTTTATATGGACTTCCATCTTTTTTTATTTTCCTAATAACACCTTTACCAACACAGTGCAAACATTGGCTAGCTGTAGTTTTATAAACAGGCTCAGTATGTATCTTAACTAAATTTCTAAACTGTACTCTTGATAACTGTGGCTTACGTTTACTTTTACCTGTATTTTTATCTACACCTATGTTAAATATTTTTGCCCAACTATTTTTGTCTAAAGGTTTTTTAGAATATATTAACCATGATAATTGTTCTGGACTAGATAAATTTATTTCTGTGTCACCCATTTTATTGTATACTATCTTACTTATCTTCTGTGTTAGATATGCTTTCTCTGCAGTATACTCTGCATTTACTTTTTCTAATACATTGAGATCTACATAGATACCATTACGTTCCATATCAGATAACACAACTAAAAACTCACCCATCATCTTAGCAGTCTTAATTAAATCTTTATTAGCAGGTAATTTAAAGTCTTGCATCTGCGAATCAAATAATCTTTTAGTAATAACAACATCATTTCTACCATACTCTTCTACTAGATCAGCAGGTATCTTATCAAATGTTATACCTTCATCCATGTAGTATTTGATACGATCATCTTTCATACCAATCTTTCTACGTTGGCAACACATCTGCAGTGTTAAAGATTTTCTAATACCTTTGTTAAGTATATACTCTCCCAGCATAGTATCATATACTTTACCAGAATATTTAAATCCTGCTTCCAACATCCACATTAAATCAAATTTAAGATTGTGACCTACTAATAATGTAGTTTGATCTAATCTTTCTTGTATAGTTTCAAAGCAACCCTCACTAACTTTCTCAGAGTGATAGGTAAAATAATATTCATTACCAAAACCAGATTCTAATCCTACACTTACTAATTTATTATCTGGATGAAATGGCGATGGATCAAATCCATTGTGTTTATTTTTTTGATATGTTGTTTCTACATCAATTACTGTAATCATACATCGTACCTACTTATCTCTCTATAAATTTTAGCATCAATAATACCATGATACCCATTTATTTTATTTTTAGTAATACATAAAGATCTATCTATGTTTTCTTCTCCATCCATTTCAGCTCTCTTACCTACACCGATAATCAAATCAGCCTCAGCTGCTTTACCTGTTCTGGAGTTTTCCATCATATTAAAATCCATATGCCTTTTATTATGTGCGTCATTAGATGCCTGTGATATTGCAATGATAGCACAGTTTCTACGTTTAGCAATCTCTCTAGCACTTGTGTATATTGCTCTAAGTTTTTCATCTGACCTTGCATATGTACCAGGTATATTTACTTTGTCAAGTTGATCAATAACAATTATATCTGGTTTATGCTTTTCACAGTGCGAATCTATATCGTCCATTGTCCAATCAACAGTATCAAATAGTTTGATATTATCTTTTATTAGATCCCATTTGCCATTTGCAACTTCTATATTTTCGACAATCTCTTCTCTTGTCATTCCTGTATAACAGGATATTGCTCGCATTTGAGTTCTAACTGCAGGCTCTTCGTTTATAAACGCATGAACGTTTGCACCCTGTTCAGCAAAACCATCTGGTGCTGAAACTAAACTAACCCAGAAAGCAGTCTTACCTGTCTCTGGTCTAGCAAATACTATCATTAAATTACCATCACCAATACCACCTACTTCTTCTCGCAGAGTAGAGATACTAAACTTCCATTTAGTTGTATCAACTAATTGATTCATAACTTCTCCAATATTATTAGATACTGATTCTACTTTCTCATCAGGTGTATTGCTCTTGTGCTTTTCAATAATAGAAATAATTTCATTAAAGTTAGCAGGTTTACCATTAAATATTTCAGTAGCTTCAACTGCTATCTTCTGTGCAGTTTCCCTTTCTACTAGAACTTTCATAATATCTTTTGCTATATCGTTTGATGGTTCCTCTACTTCTTTTAAGTCTTCGATTAACTCACTAAACTTTATCTTCGCTGCCCTAGTTAATGCAGGATTATACATGGTAGTATGCAATCCATACAACTCATCTACCTTAATTGATTCCTCGTAATCTGAGTGTGCTTTCTTGATTGTATCAAACAATGATCCCAAGTCTCCCTCGAATACACTGCTAGATACTGAGCCCTTGTATTGGTCATAAAAAGATTTATTCAACATCTTTTTAAGTATCTGCTTTTCCATCGTGTCCCCTTTCATTATCTTCTGTTTAGTGCTTTTTGTATTTTTAATTCGTTCTCTAATATTGTAGTTATTGTATCTAGTTTACTCTGATCTCTTTGGTTCCACTCAGATTTATTCATATCCATTATATCATACTTCCAACTGTTCCAGTCATCAAGTATTTCCTTCATCATTTCTTCAGTCATAAAATATACTCCTTATCTCATCTGTTTTAAAATATTTCAAATCATCTTCTAATGCTTTTACTTTTACATTTGTAAAACCTTTTGACCTTAACTCTTTTGCAATAGCAAAAGATTTAGTTGTTGCATCTCTGTCTAGTGCAACATAAATAGTTTTATACTGCATGATGTGTGCAAGATGTGTATCTACCAATGATGTACCCATCAAAGCAATACCAGTTAATACACCTGATACTGCACAAGCAGAAGCACAATCCTCGACAATCACTGCGTCATCACATTCGCCACAAATAAATGGCACATGCTTACTACCATACATAAACCATTTAGGATAAGTATCTTTGTTAAGTGCTCTGCCAACTGCACCTGCACATTCGTTTGTATATTTATTTTTAACTACAAATACAACTCTGTCTTGTGCTACATCGTATTTAATATCTGCTCTGTTCATCATAAAAGAATCCCAACAATTATTATTTTGTAAATATCTCATAGCCTTTTCATGAGAGAATGGAGACTTAAAACTTTCTGGAACTTTAAATGAAGATAACTCTGTGTCATCTTTTTTGTTTGAGAATGTTTTAGTTACATAGTCCATAGTCTTTTGCCCCTCGTGTTTTCCTTTTGCTTTACACGAAGCATGAAAACAATACCAACCGATACTATTACCTGTAGTATCAATCAGCATTGTGTTACTATTATGACAGAATGGACAATCTGTTCTTTCTTTGTGATCTTGTTTTAAGTTTAGATTTTTAATTACTTCTAACTGTTGCTTATAATTCAAGTGCTACTTCCTCGTATGTTATAAAGTATCTATCAACTGCATAGAAGTCATTAGCTTCTATCTTCATGAGATTGTGATTTAAATAATAAGCTATATTATTTTCTAACTTTTCTATTGTTGGTTCCTGTTCGAATGGTATTATCGCTACTGCTTCTATTCCTAGTCCTGCTAGTCTTACTTTGTATTTTTTCATCATGATTCCCCTTATCATAGTTTAATTCATTTGTCAAGTTGTCTTTTGATTTTTTATAAAATTTTGGGTGTCGCCAAACAAATGTCATTTATTAAAATCCTCCACTATACTTTCATCATACAAGTCAACTGTAAAAGATTTATCTTTTATCTTAAATGTAAATTGACTACCCTTGCCATCAAGGTACATAGATTTCTCAGTCACCTCGCCACCTAGTTGCTCAACAAGTATTCTAAATTTAAGTGCTAATGTAAATGTGTCACTCATTCTCCTCATCTTCGTGCCAGAAAACAATATTATTTTCTATATCATGATCTGCTTTTGCTAGTTCTTCTTTTGTATAGGTATCTAGATACCCCCAATTTGTATGACCGTAATTATCTCTACAATAATCGTCTATATATTCACTGTGATCGCTTGCCATATAAATCTCCTTCTATTTCATCAGCTAAATTTTTTAAAGCCTGCTCTACATCTTTTGGTATTATCTCTTGATAGTCATTTATTATTTCTCTTATCTCTAAAAGTATTTCTGTTTTATTCATTAATGCTCCTTATAACTTACATTTTTAGTTCTACGATCCCAACACTTTCTACAACTACCACATTTATTATCT